TAGAGGCATATAATGTTACTTTCAAAGGTAACCTACAAATACTTAGTTTAGAATAGGCTCTTTTCGAGTCTCTAACCTTTTGAGGCTTTCGAGCCTCAATTAAGAACAAGTCTCTTTATCTTTCCTCTAAAAATAACAGTTTTGTTTTTGTAGGTATCAATCCCGAAGCAATGGATAGACATCAGCATTAAATCAATCCCTTTATGTTTTAATGAAAGTGGGCTGTAATCACAATCACGGATTTCTCTGAATTGGTTATATGACTGCTTATTAAACTTTAAAGTAACAGAGTTTTGAGTTACTGATATCTGCTTGATGCCTCTAAATAAAACTTTGCCAAAAGCAGCTATTATCATATTCTCTCTTTTTTGCTTTCTGAACTTCTTAGTATTTTTCATATTTAATCCTTTCTTCTTTTTTAATGCCCCAATGATACCCCATATAAAAAATAAATACTTTGACTTACATCAAGAAATAGAAATTTAGCTATAATATGCAATAGCATTTTACGAAGTCCATTTTCTCCCTCATTCATCTCCGGTGGGCTTCGTAAAGTGTTAATCAAAGGAGATAAGAAGATGATACTGATAAAAAAAGATTTAAAGACTGTAAAAAATAAACTGTTGTGCGAGCTGGAAGATTATATATTTGATAGTGTAATGCCTTTAATGACTAATGCTTCAAACATGACAGAAGAAAAACAAGAGCAACTTTCAACAGAGATGATGAAGAGTGTAATGGATGCCATAAAAGATAACAGCATCCGCTTTGCAACGATTTGTTATACAGATGAAAACGGTCAATCGTTAAGTGAAGAAGATTTACAAGAGATCCCTTTGAAGCTAAAAGTGTTCCAAGAGTGCTTACCTGAAATCATGGAAATCATGGCTGACTATTTACAGAATGAGGATTCAGCAGAACAGGGAAAGCCAAAGCGGAAAATAATCCGCAAGAAATAGTTAAGTTTTTACAGCAAAACAGAATCGCACCTCTTTTCTTTAGAGGCTCTGTTTTAATATCTCAGAAAGTAATCTCATTTAGTGAGTTTATGGACATGAGATATAAAGATTTTAAGAAAGTAGAAGCTACTTATTATTTCATCCAGAGTATGAAACATGGAAGCGCGAAACCTTCTCAGTCTAAAGATAAAACTAAGCAAGAACTGCAAGGATTAGATACTATAAGTGCAAGTGATTTGAACTTACCTAAAGAATACTTATCTATTTTTTAGATATAATTATCAAAAGGATTTATTTTGGCAACTGTTGAGGAATTAGATTATGAATTAAATTTTAAATGGGATAAGAAAACATTTGAAGGCTTCAATAAATCTCTTCAAAAATCTGTTGCGGGATTTGTAAAACTTGGAGCAGCGATTATTGCTGCACAAGGTGTTGCTTTTTCAATTGCCAAAAGTGTAGCAGACCAAAACGATCAACTAGACAAATTAGCATTAAGACTAAATACAACTACAGAAGAATATCAACGCTTAAAGTTTGCTGCCGAAGATTTTGGAGCAAGTGGCGATGATGTTACAAGTTCACTAAAAAACCTCACTAAAGCCCAAGAAGATATACTAAGAGGTAAAGGCGACATAGAAGCATTTGGAAGACTTGGAATTAATCCAGCAGACTTTCAAAACTCATCTGATTTACTTCTAGCCATAGGTGATTCAATACAAAACATTCAATCAAATTCTGAAAAGATAAATCTACTTGAAAGAATCGGAGTCAGTACAAACTTACTTCAAGCATTAGATAGTGGTAGTGCTAATATAGGAGCGCTTGGAGAAGAGTTTGATAGTTTCGGTGGCACAGTATCAGTAGAACAAAAACGACTCGCTGGAGAGTTTCAAGCGGTATGGCTAAGATCTACAACAGTAATAAGTGGAATGACAAACAAGATAGGCTCTAAGCTTTTAGTAAGTATAAATAAATTTTTACAAGTATTCGTTAAATTTGCTCAAAAGAATATGAAAGAAATAACAGCAGGATTTGATAAGTTTTTTAGAGCGATTACAAAAGCTTCTAAAATCTTATTTATCGTTTTAACAAGAATATTCTCTTTAATATCTAGCATTATAGGATTGATGGGTGGACTTGAAAATGCTGTACTTGTTGCATCCGCTGCTTTTATAGTATTGAAGAGAAGAATGATTCTAGCTTTTGCAGTTCCTCTCTTGATCGGTATAGCGCTATTTGCAATTATAGAAGATATTGTAACAGGGCTACAAGGTAAAGATAGTTTTTTCGGAGACCTATTAAATACACTAAGTTTCATTCCAGAAGCATTGAAAAAGATAAGCTCATGGTTTGATATAATTATAGAAAAAATAGTAAAAATAGGTACTGATATAAAAGAAGCTTTTAGTTTTGATAACATTAGTTTACCAGATATTAGTTTGCCTTCATTTGGAGATATCGGAAGCTCAATAAGCGGATTCTTTGGTGGAACTCCACAAGGTCAAGCAATCACCAATAATATAGGCGGTGCAAGAGATGCGAATATTACGATTAATGTTAGCGGAGCAGATGGGAGTGTTGTAGAACAAATAAACCAGTACTTCCAGCAAACATCAAATAGAATTTTTGGAGATTAAAACATGGCATTAATTCAGATAAGCGGATTCTCTAAGAATGTTTTTGAAAGCGATGAAAGTGGAATCACTGTTGCTTTTGACGGATTCCTTAGTGTCAATCAAGTCGTAAACAATATTGTAACTAAAAGACCTATTGAGGATGGCTTTGACTTAACTGATGCTGTTCATAATAGTCCTACTGTCTTATCGGTTGAAATCATAGTAACTGATACAGCACAGACAATAATTGACAGTAGATCGATTACAAATCTTCCAAACATATTAGGAACTAAATTTGTTCAAACTTATACAAAAAGACAATTAAACAGACTTGATGAAATCTCAAACAATAAAGAAACAATTTCTTTTAAAACAAAATATGGAAATTACAGCGGATACTTTTTAGAGAATTTTGCTTATACAGAATCAGAAGAAGAAGGGCTAAGAATTAGTTTTAATTTATCAGAAAATAGAACTGATGTTGTTGCAGATACTTCACTAAATATAGATGATAGCATAGGATTATGGTCATGATAATAAATTTAGATTTAAACTTTATCAACAAGATTTTAAAAACAAATCAAGCCGAACTCAGATTCAAATACAATACAAATAATGATTATTTCTATTTTGATCTATTTGATTTAGACGGCAATATAATCTCTTATCATAATAAAATAGTCACAGGTTTTCAGTTTCTAGGTTTTAGATTTACTTCTGACACTAATGCAAGTTACGCGACAGCAGAAAATATCTCTGGATTCAAGCTAGTAACAGATGAGTAAATTTTCTACTAGAGACTTAATCGTATCAATAAGAAATAAAGCAATTGACAAGACGATAGAGAATTTAAATATAAGAGTTGTTGCGACTAAGACTCTCGCAAGTGTACCAAATGAAGCAGAAATAGAAATCTATAATCTTAATCAAAACAGCAGAGAAGATTTATATAACAATGTTTATAATTTTACTGAAGATATAGGCAATACAAATATCACTGTAACTTTAGACAATAAGCAGATTTTCACAGGTCAATTAATCAATGTAAATAGCACCTATTCTATTCCAGATGCTGAATGGAAAACAGTTCTATATTGTGGCGATGGATTTAATGCTTTTCGTACTAAGACTAATAGAAAGTTTGATAAAGGTACATCAAGAAAAGATATGGTTGATGAACTTATAGGGGAGCTTGAAAGTGCTGGAGTAGTGGTTAAAGGAGCAATAGAAGGCTTCACAAATTGCACAGATAAAAGTTTACTCAAAGCGATCCTGGTTAATGGTGAAGTCGTATCTAATATAAAACGATTATTGAAAGATTGTTTCAAAGATGTAGATGTTTATGTAGATGAAGAAAAGATAAACATTTTAGTGGAAAAATCAGTTATTAAAAATAATCTAATTGTTATAAACAGTGGATTAATTGAACCGCCAACATTAAGTGAACAAGGCATCAATGCTAAAGTTGTTTTAAATTCTAGCCTAAAGATTGGTGCAGAGTTCCAAGTACAATCAAGAAGTAGAAACATTAGCTTCGGAAATCTTACAATAAACAGACCTAGAAAAAAACAGATAAGTGGTGACGGGATTTATAGAGTGCAAGAATTAAAACACATTGTTGATAATTTCTCCAGTAATGTTGCAACAACTGAGATAATCGGTTTAAACTCAGGGAGACTATAGATGCCAAAAGAAGTAGTACAATCGAATAACGGCATGATTAATTTTATATTCAATGCTATCAATAATTCGTTATTAGAATTAAACACTTCTAACATGGCAACGATAACATCTGTAAGCGATGATAAGACTAAAGTAGATGTAACTATTGACTCAAGCAAAGAAGAAGTGCCAGACATACCATTTGTAACACTACAAGGCGGAGGAAGCTTTTTACAGTTCCCAATAAGCGTAGGGGATAAAGTCTTATTGATTTTTGCAAAAGACACTATAGAAGATTGGTTAAGCGGCGATGATGATTTTATCTTTGATTCTAACTTTGATATAAACAATGCTTTTGCTTTAGTTGGGATAAACAATATTAATCCGATAGAGATTCAAGATTATACGGATTTTAAAATAGATACGATTAAGATCAGAAATGAAAATGAAGAATTAATCACAATTTTAAGTGAAACAACTCAGGCTCTAATCGATACAAGTGATTTGCTATCAACAACAAATGTCGTGATAGCATCTGGCTCTAGTGCCGGAACTTATCCAATCAGTTCACAAGCAGCTTTCACATCACTTAAAACAGCGATAGATGATTTAAAGACAAGACTAGATACATTTAAGGTGTAAATATGGCAACAATGGATTATAAAACAATTGAATATAGTGAAGGCGAATTTGATATAGCAATACCTCTTGAAAAAGTAGTAGCATTTGAAGATTTATTATTTCAACAAGTTGATTTACTTCTTGAAACATGGAAGGGTGAATTTGTTTATGATATTACTCAAGGTATGCCCTATGAAGAAATTTTAGAAAAAAGTTTTGATTTAACTTCAATAGAATCGGTTTATTATGATAGAATTAAGGAATTAGTTTATTTCAAAGATTTACAAGACTTTGCAATAGATATTGATTCGGATAGAAATTATCTAATCAGTTTTGTGGTAGTAGCTCAAAACGATGCAACACAAAACTTTAACTTTTCACTAGGGGTATAAAATGGCAATAATTACAGACAACGGTGTAAATATTGATACATTAGAAGAAGCAGTAAAAAATAACACCGCTTCATACTCTGAAAAAACAGGTGATGTTGATGTATCGCCAAGTAGTGCTTCTGGGGAACTTATCGCGATTACTTCTGAAATGGATGTAAGAAACCAGCAGAATGTAGCAGACGCATTTACTCAAAATACCATTACAGATGCGACTGAATTAAATCTTGACAGCCTAGCTTTAATTAAAAATCAAGCTAGAAAAGAAAATCAATCAAGTATAGTGTTTGTAAAATTCGAGGGAGTGAATACAACAATAGTTCCAAAAGATATTATTCTAGTTTGTAGTGATAACGATGAAGAATTTTTAACAGATTTTGCAGTAACTATAGCAAGTGGTGAAGCTTTTGTGAGTGCTACAAGTGTAAACATTGGAGTGATATGTCCAGCAGAGACAATCAGCCTCAAAACGGCAATCACTGACATTACGAGTGCTACAAATCAAACTGATGCAGAAGTGGGCTTTGATAGTGAAAGTGATTCATCATTAAGAACACGACTTCAATTCATCGGCTCACCATTTACAAACAATCTCAAAGAGGGATTATTTCTAGCTTTAGCAGAATTACAAAATACTACTAAAGTTGCAATACTAGATAACAATACAGACTCTACAATAGATGGAGTACCAGCAAGATATTTTAGTCCTGTTGTTCAGGGTGGGAATCAAGCAGAGATAGCAAGAATTATTTACCGTTATATGGGTGTAGGTAATCCAAGTTTCGGAGATATTAATCAGACAATAATAAGCGATATTGATAGTTCTATATCTTATGTAGTTTCTTATAATATACCTACTGAATTATTAACAGTTGTTGCAGCAACAATCACAACTGCTTCAACATTTAATTCTGATACAGGATTCGATGAAATTAGAGATAATATTGTAGCTTATTTTGATTCACTAAAGATTGGAGAAGATGCGATTATTCAGAAAGTTGAAGCAGTTTGTTTTATTCAAGGAGTGACAGCAGTGAGTATTCTTCTAAATGGTTCAGCAGTTAGTCTCAACTCTACTTTTAAAGAATTGTTTGTAACTAATCTATCTAATGTGACAGCCTCATGACATTTCAAGATTTAGCAATTAGCAGAATTACTCCAAAATTTGCAAATGCTAATAACTATAAAAATATTGTAAGATTCACGACAAGCATATTTGATAAAACTGTAACAGATATAGAACTAATAAAAGATTTAAAAAACTTAAACTCTGAAAGCACAATAGTATTGGATGAATTAGGGAAACTTTTAGGCATATACCCAAGACCGATATTGGAAGTTGGCACAACTGGCGATGGCTTTATGCAGTGGGATGTTTTAGGTTGGGATACTACACCTTTCTTTACTCTTGGAAGTGAAGATATCAGACCTTTAACAAATCTTGAATATTCAAGACTTTTAAGAGCAGTTGCAACTCTGATGACTTTCAATGGAACAATTGATGAATGGTCAAGTCTTATTGGAAAACTTGCAGATGCTTCAGTATATATAGTTAATAAACCAAGCTCTTATGATATTGTAATATTAAAAACATTAACACAAATAGAGAAAAATCTGCTAGAATTTCTTTTAGATAAGATTGACAATCTAACAGTAAAAAAAGGTTTTTTAGGAACTTCTGATAATCAGCCTTTTCAATGGGATGTAACATCTTGGGATACGGTCTCTTTTATAGAGCCGTGGTAAATTAAAATAAAGGACAAATAAATGGCTATATCTAACCCGAACTTAATAGACGGTATTGATCTAAACGGAACAAATCAAGGTACACCGGCAACAGCATTAGTTGATGACGGATATCTCTTTCAATCAATACCAAAATCAGCAGACATGAATAGATATTTCAAAGAGATATATAGAGGCATGCACTTCTCTAAAGAAAGCGGAGTATGGCAATATGATGCTGCGGTGTCTTATAAGAAACATGCTAGAATGATGAGAGATCAAAACATCTACCGTTCTCTATCTGACGGGAATCAAGGTAATGATCCTTTATCTGCTCCTACTTTTTGGCAAATTGACCAGTGGAGAATGAATACAACAACTCACAATATAACAGCAGATAGTGATTATACTTTAACTTCCGAACAAAATAATTTTGGAAAAGTAATCATCACTGATACTGGAGTAGTTTTGACTGGTGCGATTAATATCATAATGAGCGATGAAGAGAAAGATTTTATTATTCATAATGATACAGCTCAGATATTAACAGTTAAAACAAGTGCCGGAACTGGTATCGCAATTGATGTTGGTATTAAAGCTTGGTTAGTTTGTGATGGAACTAATGTAATTGAAGCAGTTGATACTACAGAAATAGGCTCTAATCAAACATGGCAAGATGTAACGGCTAGTAGAGCAAACGGAGTTACATATACAAATACTACTGGAAGACCTATTCAAGCAAATCTAATATTTTATAATACTGCAGGAAATAAGACGATGACAATCGCAGGAAATACAATAACAGTCGCAACAGGTGGACAGTATAATAACACAACTGTTATCGTGCCAAATGGAGCAACATATATTCAAAATGGATTAGATGCAAATAATTGGAATGAATTAAGATAAAAAGGGAAATAATGAAATACTTTAAAGATGAAAACAACAAAGCTTGGGTTTATGAAGATGATGCGAAAGAATATCAGATAGAGGATGGATTAACTTCCATTACAGAAGCTGAGTTTTTAACTATTACAAATCCGCCATTAACACAAGAACAATTAGATGCAATAGCAAAACAAGATAAATTAAATGCTATTGCGACAATCGCAGTAAAAACACAAGCAGGAAATATTTTTGATGGACATGATGATGCTAGAAACAATATGCTATCAGCATTAAGAGAAGCAGACACATCAAACGAAACAGAAACACCGTTTTGGATATTAGCAGATAATTCAAAACTGAAGCCTTGCACCTATGCGGAAATTGAAGAAGCTCATGGGTTAGCAATTAGAGCAAAAGGGGTTATCCTCGATGGATAAATATTGCAAGAAGATAGGCTGTTAATCTCACTACTTCTATTAAATATTAGTAGTGAATTGAGATATAAAATAATAAGGTTTAGACATGAACGAAGAAGAATCAAAAATACCAAAGAACTATAAAAGCTGGTTTGCATTTGTCACTTTTTTATCGGCATTTGCTTATTCGGTTTTTTCTGACAAAACAGAGCCTATTGTTTATACTACTGGTTTATTCTTTGTTGTTATCACCATAGCCTTCATGCTGAGAAGTGAAGAACTTTTACAGCTTATAAAAATCGTGGTAGAAAGGTTTAAAAAGTAATGTCAAGCTTTAATATAAAAGACTATATGCTCTTAGCTTTAGGACTAATTATCATAGGTCTATTATGGTCAAGAAACTCTCTTCAAAATGACTTGCAAGAAATGACAGATAAGCGAGATAAAAAAGCTTCTGAATTGCTCGTAAGCCTCACGAATGAACAGTCACTAGAAAATGCAATAATTCTATATAATGAAATTGTTGAAAAAGACCGATTAGATACAGACAAAAAACATCAAGCATATATCAAAGCGATGAAACCAGAAGCAGTTACAAAATATATAAAAATTTACACAAAGGACACAGATGAAAATGCTACTGAATGTGAAAATATTAACAGTATTCTCGATAATGTTATTTCTATCGGGTTGTAAAGAAGATTGCACTCCCACTGTTATAACAAAAGTTGTGATCCAAAAAGTTCCAGTAAAGTGTAAAATTAAAGAAGTTGATTGTAATTACTCTGGAGATAGAATGCAAGCACTCACAGAACTCATAAGATGTAATTATGCACTAAAACAAGCAAATAAGGAATGCCAATGAGTGATGAAGATTACAAAGATATGGTTATAGAGCATGACAAGCACATAGAAAGTCTTGCTACTTCTATCGAATCTTTGGCTGGTGGAGTTGGAGCAACTAATAGAAAGCTAGAAGATATTATTGATGTAATCTCTACACAAAATGTATTAATTGAAAAATTTACAAATCTTGAATCAAATCTAAAAGAATCTTTTAATAGAGTGCATAGCAAAATAAGAGTTGTTGAAGATAAGCAAGATACAAATGGATGCCCTGTTCTGAATATCGAAGCTGAAAAAATAAGAGTTGCAAATAAAAGAATTAGCGACCTTGAGCAAGAAGTAAAAAAAATAATCTCTCCAATGTTGATAAAATCTATTGCAACTTTGCTTATAATCCAATCAATTATCTTTGGAACTTACTTAGTCCAATCAATTCATTCACTCGACACAAGAGAAAGCGCCGCATCTGCTGAATATAAAGCACTCGAAGCAAGAGTAAGAAGATGCGAGAACAATACTAATAGAAATTATGGTCACATTACAGGGCGGAATGTTTATAAAAAAAATGAAAGATAATACTAATTTTAAAGGACAGTAAATGATAAAAGCAGTAATACATTGTAGTGATTCACCACCATTTGAAGAACTATTGCCAACAATAGATAACCTCTACAACACTAAGGGTTATAGCCTAACCATGATTGAAGAAGAATTAGGCTTAATCCGTTCCACTCTGTGGGTGAAATTAAAAAAGGTAGGGTTTAAATTAAGAAGCAGGAAAGATGCCCAAAACATAGCAAGCATTAATGGACGAAAGTCTAAAGTTGGTGTAGATAATCCAAACTTTAATAAGGATGATAAGCTAAGAGAGTGTTATTTGAAAAGAGGGATATATTTTCTCTACAATAATGATGAGTTGGTATATATAGGAAAATCAATTACAGATATCCGAAAAAGATTAAAAAGGCATATTTTCGAAGAGACAAAAATATTTGATAGGGTAGATGCTTACTTTATTAATTCAGATACAGATGTTCATTTGGCAGAAGTGTATTTGATTAATAAATTCTCGCCCAAATATAATAAGAATGAGCATGGGGATATGCCTATGACACTAGAAATACAAAATATAGACAAAGTGGTAAAAGAGTCTATATCAATAAGTTTAAAGGATTAATATGGGAATTTCATCAATAACACTATCTCCAGTTGGTCGAGTAAAAATATGATAAAATGTATTATTCACTGCTCAGACAGCCCACAAAATATAGGAACAACAGCAAAAGATATTCATAAATGGCATCTAACAAGGGGATGGGACGGGATTGGTTATCATTATGTAATACTAGAAGACGGCACTATTGAAAATGGAAGACCTGAATATTGGAAAGGTTCACATGCCAGAGGGCATAATGATGCTTTAGGCATTTGTCTTATAGGAACTGATAATTTCACTCATGCACAATTCATAAGCCTAGAGAAGCTCTTAAAAGATAAAAACTTCAAAGCCGACGAGATTGTTGCACATTCAGAGATAAGCTCTAAAACATGCCCTAACTTTAATGTGAGTAGTTATTTAATCTCAATCGGGATAAGTTAAAACCTATCCAACAATATAGACAAGTCTCTTTTATTGGGTGGCACTTCGACTTTAATAAATAAAGCCCGGATAAGCCACCTGGCATAACGATAAAACTTCCACATTAAACCATTGACATTATAAGACATAACATCATCTCTTTGCAGTAAAAATAAAGTAACTGCCAAAAAACTATTCCATGTCTCAACAGTAATAGAAACATCAACTTTATGTAGAAGCCTAGCTAAATCCAAACGAGTATTATGCTTTGTCAAAAAATAATACATATCATGCGACTCTAACCACACTTTTTTCTTAAACTCTCTTCTGCGGATAAAAAACTCTTCATTGATAAGTCTTTGCCCTCTCTTTAACCCCTCTTTAAACACTGAAATAGGAAGAGTACCCACACTCTTTCGAGTGTAGATTAAAGCAAGACTTGCATCATGAAGTTCAATGAAATCATTTACCGGTATGAACTTACTGATTTCTCACCCTTTATCTTTGTTGATACTGCTGCTGTTGCTGATTATGTTGCTGTTGGCTTTGTTGATTGCCTTGATTATCCTGGTATTGTGTTGGAGGCTGTTGATAACTTTGGTTTCCGCCTTGTTGCTGTCCACCCTGATTATTGCTTGTCTCTTCAAATACTCCTACCATTACCATACCATTTTCGCCTATTGGCAAACCTGCTAAATTGATTTTAGGATCAAGCAAAATATACTCTTTGCCATTTGCATTAGTATTTAGTATCCCTAAGTTTGTCCACTCTGTACCCTCTGAACCATCTTGTTTTTGGTATTTTCTACCTGCAATGCTTAATTTTTTCATTATTTTTCCTCATTTATTTTTTTATTGTTTGATTTAAACGACCATGTGTAAAGAATCTCATCTTTTTTTGGACCATATAAAATTGATCCGATTAAAAAAATCGCTCCTAAAATATGATGCGTCTCTCCGCCTTCTAAAAAAGATGAACTTATGTAATAGTAAATAGAAAAACTATATAGCAATATAGTTGTTATGTTAATATTGATTTCTCTCATTTTGTTTTCCCTTTTGCAATTTTAAGTAAGACTAGATAGCCAAGTAAATCACTCACCACATCTTCATCTTCATCTTGATTCGACATTCTACTAAGTTTATCGTCAATCCTAACTAAAATCTGCCGCTTTGGCTCTAAAGCAGAGTTCCCATACTTAGCATTTTTACTTATTAGCATCTCAGCTAACGCATTTGTAATCTCGTAGACATTCTCACTAAAAGAATCACATTTAGTCTCAGCAATAGGACTCATTGCTAAATCATTAAGACTTGTGATAGCATCTAGTTTCATATCTATCTCGCATTTGCCAGTGAAACCACCTTGCGCACAAGGAGTGAATGTCTCACTATCTTTTTCCATATCGCGTTTAGCTACTTGATGATCTTCGTAAGTTAATTCATTACCCATTTTTTAACTCCATACTATTTTAGTTTCTGAAAACAACTTCACAAACTTTTCTCTTTTAGCCTTTTTCTCAGCAACAATTCTGCTTCTGTTTCTTCTAGGAATACGAACAACGCAATCTCTAGAGTATAAATCGCCCCATACATCAGTAGTATCCGGAACTCTATCATCAAATTTCAACCTATCAGCCAACACAGACTTTAAGATATCAACATAACGCTGATAATCAAACTCTTTATGTCTCCAGAAAGGATCATCTCGCACTGCTTCAATAACAGCAACAGCCTTTCTAATATCAAAGAAACTTGTTTGAGTCTTAGTGTAGTAAATGCCGCTATTTCTCATTACTTTAGAGTATCCATATCTCAACACAAGATCCATTTTAATTCTAAGCATCTTGATAATAGTAATTGACTCATGATAGTTCGCATATTTATTAATATGAGATACATTTACCGGTTTCATCTTATCTCCTTTTGATCTAAAGTATAACACTTCTTAAACAAAAATATCTTGACTTGCATCAAGTTTTTTATAAAAATCTTAATATTTCTTCTAATGCTTCATCTCCAATTAATTCCACACACACATCTTTAGCATATCTCATATAATTGTCAAACTGCAAACTATCCATCTTGTCAAAACTTAATGATTTTGTAATGATAAACGGTTCTCCATTTAGTGGTATAATAGTTTCATAATATCCGCTTTTAAACTTACATACTTCATGCAGATTGTCTATCGTTTTATAATGCGACTGATTATCTAAAACCGCTTTGAGCATCGCAAAATAAAACTTATGGTACTGATAGCTCCTTTGTTTTTTAATTTTATATTCAAAACTAAACTCTTGATCTATCTCAAGTGAGTTAAAAAACTTAACAGAGTCATCGTTTGATGGGATAACTCTATCGGCTTTTTTAACTAGGGTTATAATTTGCACAACTTCGCCTTATTAAGCTTTGACTGTAACATCGCTTTAGCTTTTTGAAACTCTTTAATCGGCAACTCTGATAGATTATTGATTGCATAATTATCATTAAACTTGATTAAGTCTGTCTGACTGTCTTGTATCATTTGAGTAAGTTCCTGCCTCTGCTGCCCACTTATCATCTCGAATGTTCCAATCATTTCATTTACATAATTAGCATCTTCAAACTTACCTAAGAAAATATCTGCACCAAATCCGATATAACTAAGTGCTTTTGCAATAGTATTCGTCATCAGTTTTTTTGGACAATCCTCATCAACTTTTAAATACTGCTGTTTTGTCATATAAACAAATTTAAGACTGTTTCTTATAGGAAATTCATTATCTTTGTAAAAGAATACTGCATCAAGTGTCTGTATTACTGTATCGCCAAACGATTCACTGCTCCATTCCATTGACTTTATTCCGAATCCATCACCGTAAGAGCCAAATTCTTTAGTCGCTTGCTGTATCAAGTAGTAAGTATCAATATTTGTGAATGCTGGTTTCCCTGCAACACTAACCTTTTTTGTATATTTAGGATCTGTTTTGCTTGATCGTTCCCATAATGAATTTTCTTTTAATTCGCTCATTATCTTATCCCCAATGATTCTTTAACTACAATCTCAGCACCAGGAACATCATTAAAATCTGCAAGTGCTTCTTTAATTTTCTTCTTATCTGGAGTGATCTTCTCAACTACATTTAAAAACTCTGCCGGTATTAAACTCTCATCTGTAATATTAACACTTTGTGAAGTGCGATAACTGAATGTGAATCTATCTGTCTTTAGCTTCTCACCGCCAAGTAAATAGCTACAAAGTTTCTTTAAACTATCTTGCTGTCTAATAGCCATTTGTTTACGCTCATTTAATCGTGTTATTTCGGCTTTTAAAGAGCTTTCCGTATCAATCGCTTCTTTTACTAAATAAGCTATGTTATCGGCTTTAGAATTACGCTCATCTTCTATCTCGTTTAGTAGTGATTCTATCGCTTCACTATTATCAATCATCTCGCCAGTATCTTCGTCAAACTCTTCATTCTGTAAAAGCTCTTGAATTGCGAAAAATTCACTCTTTATTTCGTATGTTTTCATCTTATCTCCCTAAGTATTTTCATCAAGCCAATCAATTAAGGCTGCTTCATGTGTTTTTACTGTCTCTATCGCTTCAGCCATTTGATTAATACACAAAGTATATGTAAAATCCTTTAACTGTCTTCCAAGTGTATAACTATAGAAGAAGTCTATTATCTCATCACTCATGGATTTTCTCCCCAATTTCTACTCTCACACTTATGCAAGCTATAAAATAAAAATAGATTCAAAACACACAGTCCTAAATATATAAATAATTCCGCATCACTAAACACAGTATCTCCTTTTAATAAAATCATGCAAATCTGAAAACTCGCTTCCTCTCAACTTAAAAAGCAAGAAAACTATTTTAAGAGCATGAAAAATATTCCATTCGCTCATCTTAAATCTCCTTTTCTGAACATATTATATAAGAATCTAAGACAAAAGTAATTGACATAGGTCAAGAAAATTGCATTACTTTCCAGTAGAACCAAAACCACCACAACGCTCAACATCACTTTCAATACCAAAAAGATATCCCTTATGCTCTAGTAGAGTTATCTGAGCTATCTTTGTAGCTTTAATATCTCTATTTGCTTTTTTAACAACAAGAGCACCATTTTTATCTAAACCTATGTCTTCATACTGTAAATATTTAAACCTTTGAAAGCCTAGCTTGTTTATCCATTTAATAGCAATATTTGAAATAGATTTAAAATCATAAGGGCGATACACTCTAAGCATAATTTCATCAGGGAAATCTAAATCTATAACACCAACACCATTTTTAATAATCAAGTGTTTTGATAATGAACTTCTTAGCATTAGTTGGAGGTAGTGAGAGTTCATAAACTTTTCAATTTCTCTTTTTAATACACTTGGATTCTCTCCATGCATAGCAAGAAAGTTGGCTTTATCTGTAGATGTATTTTCAAGTCTATATAATTCGTCAACTGTGCCTTTGTTTAAATCAAAATCTTTTTCAAAAAAAGAATACAAATCTATAATTACACCTAAACCTACAAGCTTAGTCTCTCCAGCACCTATAACTACATCTTCACTTGCATATAGATCAACACAAGCACTATACTTACTACCACGAGTAGGCTCACACCCCTCAGTTAAAACTTTAAACATTTTTTTTCCTTCATTGGTAAATACTGACTACAAACCCATCCGAGCTTTCTATCTTTTTTAGGAGCATATGTAGCAACAGCATCACTTTTCTCTTTAGTAACCCTTTTACAAGACTTACAAACATCCACAATCATAGTATTAGGTGTATTACATTTAATCAAACTCATCCTTTTAAATAATTTTACGATACAATTACAAAGTCACCAAGCTTTAGCACCTTGAATGACAACACTTCTTAATCTCCTTAAGATAAAACACACCTACTGTAACCCTTAGTCTCACTCGCTAAGGGGGTTTTCTAAAATAGGCTACCTTTTAGCTTAACAGGTCTATACAACTGACGAATAATACTTCTCATAGTATTTATCTCAATCCCATTCCCTGCTATCTTATACGACTGAGTATCACTGTTAACTAAAACAATATCAGAATCATCAAGACCCATCAAACGAAAACACTCAAGAGGAGTAAACTTTCGTATCATAAAGCCATCAATGATTCCTTGATTACACGCACAATCCAAGGTTTGTGCGACCCCTTTGCCAACACGACCTCTGCGAGTTTCGCTTCCAGGGTGGGTAAAGTTGATACTATCGTTTTCAGTAGCCACCTCATAACCACAAGAAGTAGCACTTTTAACTAAAATCTTTGGTTGTCTGTGACCACCTTCCATAGTGGTGAGCGCAGGGCTTATCCCATCCGCAGAGTCTACTCTGCGGATGCTTTCGTTCCCTTTGATATCAAGTTCGCCAATTTGTTTTAGCTTAGGCTCTTCTTTTATATAACCTTGAGCATATCCATGTGTGCCACTGCACAGTGATGGTGAAACACCATCACTTGCGAATACACTTGAAGATTGTGTGTCTTGGTTAATAAATCCAACTTTAATAGTGTTGTCAGTTGGTGCTAGTGCAGCGTTAGCGCGCAAGCAACTAGCACTACCATCAAGGGAACGGGGTTTCCATGCGAACCCCGTTCCCTTGTCCTCGTGGCGCGCACCATGAGATATGAATCCATCAATCATCTTTTGAGATAGATAATACTTTGCAGAAACTTTTTCTTCAAGATAGTCTCTAATACATTTAGTGAGTGGAATGGCATCAGAAAAGTGAAAATCATGATAATCATCATCATCTAAAAATCCAACAACAAAAACTCTTTCACGATTATGAGCCGTTCCTTGCTCTTTGGCATTTACAACTTTCATAGCCATGTGATAACCAAGTTCACGAAAAGTTTTCTCAACTTCTTTATAATCTGCACCACCATTTGAAGACAAAAGACCTTTTACATTCTCAAATATAAACGCTTTAGGCATAACTTCACCCATAATACGAGCACCCTCACGAAAAAGAGATGACTTTTCACCATCAAAACCTTTTCGCTTACCCGCAAGTGATAAATCTTGGCAAGGGCTACCCCAAACCATTAAATCAACCCCCCCACTATAAGGACTTCCATCCATATCTGAGACATCTTCATAAAAACAACTAGTAGGCTCACCATGAAAAGCAAGATACTGAGCACGAGCATACTTATCCCACTCACAAGCAAAAACAATCTCATGCTCAAACTCTTCATACTTCATAGCCCACTCAACAGCAGCAAGACCACCAGAGAAAAGAGTTCCTATTTTAATCTTCATATTCTCTTTCTCTCTTTTCTTCCATCTCCATATCAGCCACATCATCCATCATCGAATCAAAAGCTTCATGAGCTTCATCCCACAAGTCCTCAGCACTTCTGCCAACATTATCACCGTCAGCTTCTAGCTCTTCATATTTGGCTTGTACCCATTCTTCTCTTTTTGCTTTGTCGTTCCTCATTCTGATTCCTTCATCTCTTTTAATTTAGCTCTGTTACTATCCAGCATCACTTGACTAGCCAAACAGTCCGGACTTTGCTTTAACTCATTTTTATAAAACATTATAAGTAGTTGAATCTCAATCATTCTCTCTCCTAATCTTAATATTCCAAATTGTAACACACATCATTCAGAAAGTTCTTGATGTAAGTCAAGGAAAATGATTTATTTTTACATTATAATTAGGCTACAAAAAAGGAGATACAACATGAAGATTTTAAACAGATGGAACTTGAAAGTAATTTTTGAGTGCGAGAAAGAGACTATAAAAGAAACAGTAGAAGACGCAAACCTAATAGGCGCAAACCTAAGAGGCGCAGACCTAATAGACGCAAACCTAAGAGGCGCAAACCTAAGAGGCGCAGACCTAATAGACGCAGACCTAAGAGGCGCAGACCTAAGAGACGCAAACCTAATAGACGCAGACCTAAGAGGCGCAGACCTAAGAGGCGCAGACCTAATAGACGCAGACCTAAGAGGCGCAGACCTAAGAGACGCAAACCTAATACAAATCACACTACCATACTATCAAGTAATAGTGCAAAAAACACATACTAGAATTGGTTGTCAATATTATAGCAACATAGAATGGAAAGGATATAATGATGATACAATCAAAGAAATGGATTCAAATGCTCTTTCTTTTTGGGAATCATATAAGAAAATTATCTTTAGTGCAATGGAAAGTTTACAGGATGATGAAAATGAAAAACACACTAAATAGATTTGAGGCATTTTGTCTCAGAATGTCTAAGAAATTGTTTTAAAGGGGTTGATGATGAAAGGCAAACTAAGAAATTTTAAGACAGGATCACAATGCTCAAAGATATTAGAGCATCTTAAACAAGGGCTAACCCTTACAGTTGAAAGTGCCAGAACATTGGGCTTTGGATCTAACCTTAGAAGCCGCATATCTAACTTACATGAGGGCGGTCACATCATTAAGTCAAAGTTAGTTAAGTTTCCCGGCGGATATATAGCGAGGTATTATATGCCAGAATTTGTAAAAGGATTTAAAAATGGCAAAACTACACTATAAAAGAAGAGATGAAATAGAAGCAGAACTCAAAGAGCTTAAAGAAGAGCTAAAATGGAAAGATGCACAGATAGACAATATGCAAAAAACTATCTCTAAGTTGGAAGAACAATTAAAGGACAAGAAATGAAAGAACTATCATTCAAACTCAAAGAAAACAAATGGCACTTTAGCATGGACGGAAAAGACATGATGACAAATCAGCATCTTCTTCGTCTGTTTCAAATCGTGTTGAAATTAATCAAGAGTAAAGAGATGGAGAAGTTAGAACAAAAGGAAGCAATATGATAAAAGATATAAAAGAATATTTAAGAATAGTGGGAGCTATCATTCTCATAATTTTATTTATAGGAATAAATATGTATATTGATACTTGGTTCATGAGTGTTCGTATGGATTGGTTTGGATTTTAAATCCTACGATAAAACAAAAGTTAATTTGTATTGCATTTTAGCTTTTGTGTGGTACAATATGACATATCAATTAAATACTAAGTTTTGGATTGCGGATTCGTGGTTGGCTTAGTGTTTATAGATACATTCTTAAATTAACAAAACAACGAGTTTATAAAGGTTACCAAGCTGAGGTTATCTTTTTTGATAACCTTTATACACTCCGATACACATCAGTCGAGAAGCTTGGTAACCTCTCCCCTGATTGAGTGTAAATCTAAAAATACCTACAATATGAAAATAGACAAAAAAGCTATTAATTATTATTTTTCTTTTTTTGAAGTATCGAAAGAACTTAATCAAAAACAGTTTTATGATTTTAATATGGCTATTTACAAAGTTATGTTTAGCAAAGGCTCTAATTTTGAAAATACTAAAAATGTAATATTTAAAGATGAACACTGGAATGATGAATGGGATGGCATAGTCATACAGTTATCAAAACGAGATAGAAACTCGTATGATTATACCCATTGGAGAACTTCTGTCTTTGAAAGAGACTTGTACTCATGTCAAGTATGCAAAAACAGCATAGGTAAACTAAATGCACATCATGTAGTTAGGTGGATTGATAGTGTAGAAAAAAGGTTCGAGTTGTCTAATGGCATTACTCTCTGTATTCCATGTCATCAAAAGGTGCATAGAGGGGAAATTAAATTATGAAATTAATTCCTAAAAATTGGAGCGACTTCCAACAATACAAAGATAGAAAACCATTATGGATAAAACTACATAGAGATTTATTAAATGACTTCTCGTACAGTTCCGTACATATTGGTACAAAAGCTACACTCCCTCTTTTATGGCTTTTAGCTTGTGAGTATGAAGATGGCATAATAGATGCAACACTTGAAGAAATAGCCTTTAGAATACATATTGACAAAAAGACGATAGATCAAGCAATCCCGGAGCTTGTGGAGTGTAATTTTTTTGCTTTAAAAGATGAGTGTACACTTCTGTACGAAACTGTACCTAGAGAAGAGAAGAGAAGAGACAGAGAAGAGACAGAGAAAAAGACAGATGAGTTTTCGTTTACACTCACAACTCAAAAACTCCTATCTTCTACAAGCAGAGAATATCAATCTAAACTAAAAGAGTATATTTTAAACTCTGGTAAACAAATGAGCTACGAAGATTTTTATAACCAATGTGAAATGAAGCCTTATAAATACAAGAACTTTAAAATGGCTTATGACTCATGGAATAAAAAAAGTAATGCAGTTACAACAACTCAACCTAAGAGTTTTAAACAGCAAGACAAAGAGACTTCAAGAAATAAAGTTAATGCTTATTTAGAATCAGGGTATAGTTTAAGAGGCAATAGCGAACATTTAGAAGTTGAGGTAATCACACATGACAACTAAAAGAGCAGAATTAATAAATGCAATAATATCAGGGTTAAGCATTGAAGAAGACCCATACGCAATAGAGACGGTAAATGAGAAAACAGAGTCTTTAGATGAGTCTCAATATTTAGACTTTTATCAAGCGGTAATGGCTGCAAATACTTTTGGAAATGGAGTAAAGGCAGTCATAGAAGTAGCCGAACAATTCAAGCCAAAAGAAATAAATCACGCAAAGTCAAAAGCAGAATTTCTAATAAGAGCAGTAGAGGCAATGAATACAGTATTATGGAATGAAGCAAGAGATGTGAAAAGAGTATTTGAGGACTTTGTGGAAGAGTACGAATTTGACAATGTGAGCAATGAATCAAAAGCTATTTTAAACAATGTTGCACCGTACTATGATATCGCACAGCTCACGATAAACATTCGTCAGTATCAAACAGGCAGTGATGCAATAACGGCATTTAAAAGAGCGATAGAGCAATCACCAACGAGTGATGCCATTCAAATAGCTAATCCACTCAGTAAACTACAAATTAGAAAAGGATAATAAGATGCGAGATAGAAGTAGATTACACAAAACTAAATTAAATGACTTTTTAGTGTGGGTTTCAGTGAATAGAGATTATGAAGTCCTAGAAACAAAAGGATATTACGAAGCATTTAGATTGAAAAGTAAGCAAGGTGCTTTTGTAATAGGACATCAAAGAGGTGGAACAGACCATATAACAGTTCACGGGACAGGATTATTTTTGATAAGTGAATGGCTAAAGGAAAAAAGATAAAAATTCTTG